ATGTTAAACAGCATCACTTTTAGGACGCTGCACTGGATCGCCACTATTCTTATGGCCCTGGCGGTCGCGGGGTACTGTTATTTTCAACATATACAGCGTTTAACTGTTAGTGATCGGCTATATCAAGTTCGCCAGCTCACGCCCCGCACCTGGTTATACATTACTGAGTATGACGGCTCGAACATGACCACCGGGGAAGTGTATCGTTATTTTTTAGCGAGTAAGATTGACGGCGATCCGCTGGTGGCTCTCGAAAAACAACATATCGCGCCCACGCTTACAGCGAATACCGCCCGCGCAAAAGTTGACGGCATAGGCAACAATATCTCATTTACTGTTTACGGCACCGTGTACAGCTTTACAACGTCCGCATTTTTTTATGATGCTGAGGGAATAGCGGCCGCGCCGTCAATTGACTTAACGGCCCGCGGCGAGAGCTGGGACAAGGGGAAATTTAGTCGATAGATAAATAACCCCTTGCGGTCGGGTCAATGATCCGATGAGCCGCGTGTAAGTTTTCACGGCGTACCCGTGCGATATTGGGAAACAGCTGCATCCACCGGGCAAAGGTCTGCCCCACATCAGCCAGGCGATTCAGCAGCGGATACGCGCTATCAGCGGCGCTCTGGCGCGTTCAGCCTTTTCGCACACTCAGAGCCACCCTTAAAACAGATCGTGCGCACAGCAGGGCGCTGGCGCGTCACAGCATGACCAAAAAAATCTTTCGCAGACCAAAATCGCTCTACACCGCACCCGCCTGCGGTTTTTGGATCATCAAATTTTTTCAGTTTTATTTTTCTACAAACCAGACTGCCAGACCTCGCCAGTGCTGGCGGCTTTGCGGAAAACCAGAACTGAAAAGATTGAAAAGAATTTCAGTGTTTTTCACTTTTATGGATCTGCGGAGGATCTAATGAAATTTGTAACTATCAGATAATTAATGATATTTAGGTTTTATGAGAAAAAAGATCAAAATTTAGGAGGCGAGAAGTTCAGGGAAAACCCGCACGGTGAGAGCTGGCGCGGGTTTGGGGGCAGGAAATCACTTAAAAAACTGAAACGTGTAGCAGTGCCTGTTTCATGCTGCATGTAATTTGTTAGGTATGACATGCAAAGTTTTTTCGCTATAGACAGTGGTGTTGCTGGGAATGTCTTTGTTCACAAATGACATAGCGCCGATTACAACGTTGTCACCGATGCGAATCTTATCTGCGATGATGTAGGAACCCGCGCCAATGCTGACATTGTTGCCAATAACAATGGATATCGGCTCTTTATGGACATTCGCACCGGTAATGCCAACCGTTATGTTCTGCCTGATACGCAAAGAGTGTCCGATGACAGCGGAGCCGTTTATCACTATCCCTTGATGGTGGGAAATCACCATTCCGGGTCCGATGTGTGCGCCCAACTGAATATCAGTTCCATATTTGAAAATGAGGTTTCTGTTTATCTTAGTAGCTCGTTTTTTCAGGAAGTTACTGTCTGAATGATGCCAGTATGAAGCAATGCGCCACCAGAAGTGGAAACGGCGATTAGGGCATTTGATAGCTTTATGCAGCACCCCGAACCACGAAAACTTCTTAGAACTCATCATTACTTCCTGGCGTAAGCATTCACGTAAATGATTTGCTCTGGCTTGTTTATCCATTACTTATCTTTCCCTTTCATTTGTCGCGGGAATTTAAAGTCAAAAGTCTATGGAAAGCAACTTTTTGGCCTATTAGTCATGTGTAAAGGGCTTTATCAAAACCTTGATGAGCGGGAGACTCTCTTACTTTCGTGCGACACTCATGTATTGAGTAACAAAAAAGCCACTCAATCGAGTGGCTTAACTGGATGATTCTAAAGCTAAAATTTGGTGGCCCCTGCTGGACTTGAACCAGCGACCAAGCGATTATGAGTCCCAAACTTAAAGCTTATAAAACAATAAGTTACTTTAATTTCAACGCCTTGCGCCGTCGAATAGTGGGGAATATGAAAGCATAGTGAATAGGTTTGCTGCCATTTTGCTGCCATCAAATCAGATTTAAGGGGTTGTACTCCACTGCTTCTGTCAGATGGTCTGGGGCGAAATGAGCATAGCGCATCGTCACCTTAATATCAGTGTGTCCAAGGATACGCTGCAGTACAAGAATGTTACCCCCGCGCATCATAAAGTGGCTTGCAAATGTGTGCCGTAGAACGTGTGACAGCTGCCCGTCAGGTAGCTCAATTCCCGCTCGCTTAATTGCCCCACGAAACGCAGAATAGCACCCCGTAAAGACTGGTTTTGATGTTCTTACTTTTGGGAGTATTTCGTAAAGCTCATCACTTATTGGAACGGCGCGGTTTTTCTTGCCCTTGGTTTTGATATAAGTGATTTTGCCGGGGCTTATTTGCTTGCCTGTTAGTGACTCCGCCTCGCCCCATCGTGCGCCGGTTGCAAGGCATATCTTTACTATAGTTACTAAATCTTCCGCCTTGCTTTTCTCGCACTCAGCCAGAAGCTGCTTAACTTCTTCAACTGTCAGCCAGGCTAGCTCTGCCTCATCGATTTTAAATTCCCGGACGTTTTCGAGCGGATTGGGCGCACTCCAGTCATCCAGTCTTTTTAGTTCGTTGAACATGGCGCGGAAATACGCCAGCTCAAGATTAACGGTACGGGGAGTCACTGCTTTTACCCGATCAGAACGTGTAATTTTCCCGCTTAAACGTTGTTCACGGTAGGTTGCAAAAAGTTTGGCGTTAAATTCAGTGGCGAGAGGGTTTCCCATAGCAAAGCAGGCAAATTCCATTGCACCCTTACGCTTGAGGCCATCAGAGAGTGTAACGCCATGAGCGTTGAACCAGGTTTCAACAAGGTCAGTAACTCGCCGTTTATCTGCTTTTTCCCCCAGCCAGGGCTTGTCTTGCGCTTGATCCTTAATGTGGCGCTCAAAGGCCATGGCTTCCCCCTTGGTGGCGAATTGGCGACGGATGCGCCGCCCATCCCTACCGTTGGGGAAGACCTGAGCCTGCCACTTACCATTAGATAGTTTTGTTACAGCCAATTATTTTACCTTTGAGAAATGAGGTCTTGAGCAAATTTAGTCAAGCCTGGCTTACCCTCTTCCAGATAGCAGCAATTTTTGAAGTTATCGCTCCAGCTTCCGCTTGCGGTCATTAATTGGTCAGGGTTACGGATGTTGCCGTACTTACGCAACAGATTTTCCGCTTGCTTTCTGGTTATGGAAAAATCGAATTTTTCCGCAGTTAGGTATTCAAATTTTTTGGTTTGGAGGTCAATGGATAAAGGTAGGACTGTAACTTTCACGCTTTTAGCTGGAGTCTGAAAAAGAGTACGGTATACAGCGTAAACGGACGCTTTATCTGACTCATATTTTATTTCTTTTGAATCTTTAGAGTAGATGCTTGGTGATATTTGAATATGCAAAGGATTTTGCGCTAAAACTTTAAATGCCGGGTACTCAACTCCCTTTACGCTGTATGATGAGTAATCGTTATAATCATCCATTAACTTGCTGATGCTTTTGTACTGTTCAGGTGCTGCACTGACAGCAAAAGAAGTCATGATTAAAAAAGATATGAGCGTTTTTTTCATTTTAATTTCCTTAATACCTAATAAGTCATTCCATAAATTCTGTTTTGCCAATGGCTTTACCCAAAATTTTCACATCGGCGGCATTACATTCAAAAGATGCCTTTCCGTTTTCAACTCTTACGCGACCGCCAGGCAATCTGTACATTTCGCGGATACTGATAACACCATCCATTTCAGTCAACCAAAACCCATCTACAAGCTCACCTGCGAAATCATCGACTATCCATATCGCACTATCTAGTCCAACAAGGCGGGGCGAAGTTGTGCCTGTTGGGATAAGTTCCGGTGCAACATCAATCTGCTTTTGGTTTTTTACCACCCCATTTTGGATGGTTAGATAACTCAATTGGAGTGTTTTTTGCGCTTGGGGTATCCCATTTGTGTTTTCAATATGTGTTTCCATTTTGGGGGCTTCGCCGCGTCCAAAAACTAACCAATCTAAAGACGCACCAGTTTCCATGGCACATATCAAAACCCAATCCGCAGGAAAGTTACCACGCGTAACCCTATTAGCCATGGTGCTTTGTGACACATCAAGATGTCTGCATAACGCCTGTCGTGAGGTAAAGCCATAAGCTGCGCAAATACGTTCGATAGGGTCTTTGCCGCCATGGGGTAGCTGAATTGACTTACGATTAGTGAAATCTTGTTGTTGACCTTTCCAATTTTGGATCATAGTATTTACGCAAAGTGAGTTGTTATCGAATAGTGTTGAACGCTCCCGAATAGTGTAGAGAACGTCACAACTGAGGAATAGTGCATCATGAATCGTAATTTTTCAATGCGCCCCAGCATCAACCTTGTGGTATCTGAGCCATTCATCACACTGGATGAGTTCTGTCGCCGTACTGGCTATAAGCCAAGCTATGCCCGTCAAATGATCCGGGAAAATCGCCTGCCTATCAGGAAGAAAGCCGGAGTTAACAGCCTTATCGAAATCAACATGTTCGCGTTAACGATGGAAGCGGCCCAAGGCTGCGAAGTCGCAATGCAAGCCTGATAGTTCCATTTTGGGATAGAAAAGGATTTACATCATGTTTGATTATCGTGTTTCCAAACATCCGCATTTTGACGAAGCCTGCCGGGCTTTTGCGCTGCGTCACAACATGGCGAAGCTGGCAGAACGTGCGGGAATGAACGTCCAGACGCTGCGTAACAAACTGAACCCGGAGCAACCGCATCAGCTCACCCCTTCGGAAATCTGGATGCTTACCGATCTTACTGAGGACTCCACGCTGGTTGACGGTTTTCTGGCTCAGATTCACTGCCTGCCATGCGTACCGATGAACGAAGTGGCAAAAGAGAAGCTGCCGCATTACGTCATGAGCGCTACTGCTGAAATCGGACGTGTTGCTGCCGGTGCCGTATCGGGCGATGTGAAAACCACTGCAGGCCGCCGCGATGTTATCAGCAGCATAAACTCTGTTACTCGTCTGATGGCACTGGCTGCCGTTTCGATGCAGGCGCGTTTGCAGGCTAACCCGGCGATGGCAAGCGCGGTGGATACCGTGACGGGCCTCGGCGCTTCGTTTGGTCTGATCTGAGGTGGTTATGCTGACTAAAGAACCATCTTTCGCGTCACTTCTCGTAAAGCAAAGCCCGGCAATGCACTACGGTCACGGATGGATCATGGGCAAGGATGGCAAACGCTGGCACCCGTGCCGCTCTCAGGATGAACTGCTGGCTGACCTGTCCACAACCAAACAGGGGAAATCATGGCTATTGAAGGCGCTACGGCGACTGTTCCATTAAGCCCCGGTGAACGCCTGGGCGGACTAAACCATATTGCGGAATTAAGGGCTAAAGTTTTTGGTCTGAATATTGAGCCGGAGCTTGAAAGGTTTATTAAAGATATGCGCGATCCACGCGACGTAAATAATAAACAGAATGAGCGGGCACTGGCAGCCATTTTTTATATGGCAAAAATTCCGGCAGAACGTCACGGCGTCAATATTAGTGATCTGACTACTGACGAAAAGCGGGAACTGGTGAAAGCAATGAATCATTTTCGTGCAGTGGTGAGCTTATTTCCAAAGCGGCTAACCATGCCGAATTAATCCACAACAGAAATTAATGGCGTAAACCCGCCGGGCTTCTTATTGCCCAAATTCAGGAGAAACAACTATGCGAAATATTGAAACCCGTACCACTAAAACAGGACCAGATGATGCTGGACTCAACCTGCTGCTGACTGAGGCACGCAAAGAAGAACGCCGGGGACGCGCAGATGTGATGGCTGCGCGTCTGGATTCTTTAGCTGCCCGTATCGTGTCACGTCAGCTTAACCACACGGAAGCGGCTGAGCTGCTGCGTCAGGAAGCTGTGAAGATTCAGAACGAAGCGCAGGAGATCCACTGATGGCTGATTCAATGGACCTCGTACAGCAGCGCGTTGAAGAAGAACGCCAGCGCCACATCCACGCCGCCCGCAATAAAGCACCGGGCGTTTCCCGTGTTCTCTGCATTGATTGTGATGCGCCGATCCCGCCAGCTCGCCGCCGCGCCATTCCGGGCGTGCAGTGCTGCGTCACTTGTCAGGAAATCGCAGAGCTGAAAGGCAAACACTACAACGGGGGTGCTGTATGAGCACTATCCTGAAATGGGCGGGAAATAAAACCGCCATCATGCCGGAACTGATTAAGCACCTTCCTGCTGGCCCGCGACTGGTTGAACCTTTCGCGGGTTCATGCGCTGTAATGATGGCGACAGACTATCCTCATTATCTTGTCGCGGATATTAATCCAGACCTGATAAATCTTTATAAGCATATTGCATTTGACTGCGATAAATTCATTTCAAATGCAAAAGGATTCTTTGCCAGCACAAATAGCGCAGAGTCTTATTACAACATCCGTCAGGATTTTAATCATTCTGCTGAAACCACCGATTTCTGGAAAGCTGTATTTTTCCTTTATTTAAATCGCCATGGTTATCGTGGGCTGTGCCGCTATAACCTGAGCGGTCATTTTAATGTCCCTTACGGTAATTATAAAAATCCGTATTTTCCTGAAAGTGAAATACGCACGTTTGCAGAAAAGGCTCAACGCGCAACGTTTATCTGTGCCAGCTATGACGAAACACTGGCGCTGCTGCAGGCTGGTGATGTTATTTATTGTGATCCGCCATACGATGGCACATTTAGCGGTTATCACACTGCCGGTTTTACAGAGGACGATCAGTATCATCTGGCGTCTATTCTGGAGCACCGGTCATCAGAAGGTCATCCGGTTATCGTGTCCAACAGCGACACATCACTGACCCGTTCGCTTTATCGTAACTTTACCCGCCATCGTATCACTGCAAAGCGCAGCATGGGGGTGGCTGCCGGTGATAGTAAATCTGCAGCAGAAATCATCGCCACAAAATCAGCAGGCTGGTTTGGTGTAGATTTTGCGTCCGGTCCAGATATCTCGGTGGAAACTGAGGTGCGGGCGTGGCAGTGATTAAATTCACATTACAAAATGCACCAACCACCGGCGGCTCGAATGAGGCCGCCGTGGCCTTTTCATGGAATAACCCCAAAAAAGCGGTTAACCCATATCTGGACCCGGCGGTAGTTGCGCCGGAGTCTGCGCTTTCAAACCTGATCGCTCTTTACACTGCGGATAACGAGCAGGAGCAGCTGCGCCGTGAGGCGCTGAGCGATGAGGTCTGGGAACGCTATTTCTTCAATGAATCCCGTGATCCTGTCCAGCGCGAAATGGAGCAGGACCGGCTGATTAGCCACGCCAAAATGGCGCGCGAGCAGCAGCGTTTTAATCCCGATCTGGTCATTCTGGCTGACGTTAACGCCATGCCGTCCCATATCAGCAAGCCTCTGCTGGAGCGGATTAAATATTTCCATAGTCTGGGCAGAGAAAAAGCCTATTCCCGCTACCTGCGCGAAACCATCAGGCCGTGTCTTGAGCGGCTGGAGCGCGTGTGTGACAGTCAGGTATCTGCCTCTTTCCGGTTCATGGCGAGCCATGACGGGCTGGAGGGGCTGCTGGTACTGCCTGAAATGAATCAGGATCAGGTCAAGCGCCTTTCCACATTGGTTGCGGCACATATGAGCATGTGTCTTGATGCAGCCTGCGGTGATCTGTTTGTCTGCGACGATGTTAAACCAGAAGAAATCCGCCAGGCATGGGAAAGGGTGGCCGCAGAGGCGATGCGTCTTGAGGTCATCCCGCCTGCCTTTGAGCAGTTACGCCGCAAAAAGCGCCGCCGCAAGCCAGTGCCCTATGAACTGATCCCACCGTCGCTGGCGCGTATGTTGTGCGCGGACTGGTGGTATCGCAAATTGTGGCAGATGCGCTGCGAGTGGCGGGAGGAACAACTGCGCGCCGTCTGCCTGGTCAACAAAAAAGCATCCCCGTATGTCAGCTATGAAGCCGTGATCCACAAACGCGAGCAGCGCCGCAAATCGCTGGAGTTCTTCCGCTCGCATGAGCTGGTCAACGAAGACGGCGACACGCTGGACATGGAAGACGTGGTGAATGCCAGCAACAGCAACCCGGCACACCGCCGTAATGAAATGATGGCCTGTGTTAAGGGACTGGAGCTGATAGCGGAAATGCGCGGAGACTGCGCAGTGTTCTATACCATCACCTGCCCGTCACGCTTCCACGCAACCCTCAACAACGGCAGACCTAATCCGAAGTGGACCAGCGCCACCGTCCGGCAGAGCAGTGACTATCTGGTTGATACGTTCGCCGCTTTCCGCAAGGCAATGCACAAGGCGGGTCTTCGCTGGTATGGCGTCCGTGTGGCAGAGCCGCACCATGACGGCACCGTGCACTGGCACCTGCTGTGCTTCATGCGCAAAAAAGACCGCCGTTCCATCACCGCGCTGCTGCGTAAGTTTGCCATCCGTGAAGACCGCGAGGAGCTGGGCACCAATACAGGGCCGCGCTTTAAGTCCGAGCTTATCAACCCGCGCAAGGGCACGCCGACCAGCTATATTGCTAAATACATCAGCAAAAACATCGACGGGCGCGGGCTGGCTAAAGAAATCAGCAAAGAAACCGGCAGATCGCTGCGTGACAGCGCCGAGCATGTCAGCGCCTGGGCGTCACTGCACCGTGTCCAGCAATTTCGTTTCTTTGGTATTCCGGGGCGTCAGGCATACCGCGAGCTGCGCTTGCTGGCTGGTCAGGCGGCGAGAGTGCAGGGCGAACGCAAAGCGGGCGCGCCGGTACTGGATAACCCGCGTCTGGATGCGGTACTGGCGGCGGCAGATGCGGGTTGCTTTGCCACCTACATCATGAAGCAGGGCGGTGTGCTGGTTCCCCGCAAACATCACCTTGTCCGCACTGCTTATGAGCTTAACGACGAGCCGAGCACCTACGGCGATCACGGTATCCGTATCTATGGCATCTGGTCCCCGATTGCAGAGGGCAAGATTTGCACACACGCGGTGAAGTGGAAAAAGGTTCGTAAGGCCGTTGATGTTCAGGAGGCGGCAGCCGACCAGGGCGCTTGCGCCCCTTGGACTCGTGGCAATAACTGTCCCCCTGTTGAAAATTTGAACCAATCAGGAAGGAAAGTACCGGATATTACGTCTATGGACGAAAAGGCGCTGCAGGACTACCTGCACGGGATGGGAAAAAAGGAGCGGCTTGAGTTGGTTGCCCGGCTCAGGCTGGTAAAACCGAAGCTAAAGAAGGCTTACAAGCAGGATATTTCAGCGCAGCAGCGTCTTCAGCTCGAGTATGAGCTGCACTCCAGAGGGTTCGATGGCAGTGAGTATGAGGTAAATTTACTGCTACGCGGCGGCAGCCTTCCTTCAGGGGGAGGGCTGCGCATCTTTTACCAGAACGGGCGACTACGTGAGGATGACAAATGGAGGCTTTTTTTTGGAACGAGATCGTGAAATTGCACTCGGATTGATAACTGAGATTGCTAAAGAATACTTAATGAAAAATGACCCGGTGGTAATAAACCAATTGAAAAGTAAAGAAAAAATATGGTTTGCATTTTTTCCATTAATTATGGCCGCAGTCACTTAAATGTGAGAATATCAAGCCTTGGCGAAATCTTGCTTTTTTCCGAGGGTTGTTTCGCTATAATACGCGGTCGGTTTTTAGGAGGGAACAATGCCAACTGTAGTGTCGCTTTTTTCTGGGTGTGGTGGTTCTGATGCTGGAGTCTTGAGGGCAGGGTTTGATGTGCTCATGGCAAATGACATTTTACCTTATGCCCGAGATGTGTACTTGGCTAACCACCCTGAAACCGATTACGTTTTGGGTGATGTTTCAGCTATCGAATCGTTCCCTTCAGCCGATCTGTTAGTCGGCTGCTACCCTTGTCAGGGTTTTAGCCAAGGTGGGGTCCGAAAAGCTGACAGAAAAATTAACACGCTTTACCTAGAATTCGCTAGGGCTCTAAGAATAGTTAAGCCCAAAGCATTCATTGTCGAAAACGTCTCTGGAATGGTACGAAGCAATTTTGAGCATTTGCTGAAGGATCAGTTTAAAGTTTTCGAAGAGGCTGGCTATAGAGTTAAGTCTCAGATTTTAAATGCCTCACACTTTGGCGTTGCTCAGGACCGCAAACGTATTTTCATAGTTGGCATACATGAAAAATTTGGATTGGATTTTACATTTCCTACTGCTACTCATGGTGAAAATCTGAAAAAGGTGACTACTATCCGCGATGTGATAGGTACTTTACCTGAGTGGCCTATTGGTGAGTTTTATGATGCTGATTTCCATTGGTATTATTTATCGAGGAATCGCCGTCAGGATTGGGATCAAATATCCAAAACCATAGTTGCAAACCCGAGACATATGCCTTTGCATCCTATTAGCCCAACACTTGAAAAAATGGGTCCAGATAAATGGCAATTTACGTCTAGTGATCGTGCTCGTCGCTTTAGTTTTCGTGAAGCAGCTTATCTGCAAGGGTTTGGTAATTTAATTTTCCCAGAAACTGAACGGGCATCTATGAATATGAAGTATACCGTTGTGGGGAACGCTGTACCGCCTCCTTTGTTTGAGGCGGTAGCTAAAGCTTTACCTGATATTTGGTAGTGCTATCTGTAAGACATAGATACAGCATCATCGACGTATGGAGTTGGAGGGAGAGCGTCAATTAACTCGTTCTCTCTCGCTAAGTTGATGAGCCTCAATCTGTCAACGAGTATAGCCCCACCAATGTCTGCTTTATATGCCCAATCACCATCCATCCATCTCAGGTCTTGTGGTAAAAAGTAATATGAAGCCCAGGGGTGGGTCACCGGCATTTTTGAACCAAGTTTCGCGTATGAAGGTTCAAGTTGCTTATGTCTCCATTCATCCTTTGAACATCCGCATTGTACAAAAGCAGCAGGAATAGCGTCTCTCTCATCACCGAACGGATGCCATGCCACAATATCTATACCGCCATCACCAGAATCTCGAGGTTTGAAATCACGTGGTTTAAACGTCGTTGTCTCGCATCGGATATCTCTAGCAATAGCTTGATATTTTTCAATCAATAACCCAGTGTATCTTGCATCAGCCCCACCACCTGCCCAATTTGGATAAACTTGATATCCTCTTGGCATTAAAGATGTGAAAATAGGTAGGCTTATCAGTTCAAAAGAACGTGTAATTGTTGGCCTTGTAGCGAGTGGGATATATTTTATGTTTGCGCAAATGAGCAACGAAAGGTAAAGCTTTTTAATGTTTTCTAAATCATCATAATTTTCTAAACTTAAAGTATCTCCATCCGCAGAAAGGCTAAACGGATAAGAGTCTCCAAAAATGTTAATTCTTTGTCTTATGAAGTCTGTGCCTAACCTCCATTTTGCAGAGGATTGTTCACGGTTAAATTCCTCAGGTTGGGCTCGCATTACACTATCTAAATCACCACGACTGAAGGCTTTGTCTGGATGGACCATAGATCTAATCTCCAGAAAGTCCGCCCACAGAAACTCATCATTAGAAGGTAATGACTCTAAATTATTGAGCATACTACTCATCCTCTAATTTAGTTCTAATGTAGTTTCTTATTTGTTTACTGTCCTCGAAAATTATTTCAGCAATCTCAAGGTCAGATGTGGTATAGCTTTTATTTTTGTATAGCATTTCCCAAACTGTTTTCAACCGACTTCTGGCTTGCTTCATGGCTTCTGCTAATGCTACTTGGTTTCCATTTGTGTATAAGAATGCTTGATCGATGTCTCGTGTTTCAATTAAATTTTCTATCGCATCTTCATGTTGTACAATTGTAGCGATATCCTTGATTCTTCTTGATTCTTTTACAATTGTTCTAGCGTGTTCATCTCTAACGAAAAACCATGAAAAAATATTCTTAATGTTATCTTCATTTACACCATTCAAGTCATAATCTTTCTTGTCTTGAATGCCAAGCCAGTCGGTAATTGCACTATATCCTAAGGCAGTAGTTATATAGGAAAATTCAATATCACTTTCTTTAATGTTGAGTTTAAAGAAATTATTGGATTTAGCTACATCATAAATGCTTAGGGATGTTAATAAGAGACCGACATAAGATGGTCTACTACCAATCTCTCTGGCAAGGATTTTTAGTGTTTCTTCTTTAGAAGATGTTGTGTAGAACTTGTTGCAAAGTTCTTTAAGATATTTTGCCTTGGATAAAGAATCCCATTCCTTTACACCAGTAATATGTCTATAACCTATATAGCGAAGTACATCTTCACGGAAATCATAAACAATGCAAGGCAGCTCTTTCGGCTTGTGCTGCGTATCGTTCTTTATATCATCAATGCTGTTTTTTTTATTCGGTGTAGGGGTTAGCTCACCATTTAATAGTTTTACTGCCGCAAGGCGTCTGTTACCTTCCGCTACAACGAGTTTTTTGCCGTCTTTGAAGACTAGGAGTGGTTCTCCAGGAAAATAACCTTGTTGTCCGATTGAAAGCATCAGGTCGTGAACGCTCTCGTCATCCAGCATCCCCTCGACTACCACATCCTCTTCGCCAGCGTTGTTCAGCCTGTAGAATCGTGGGTTCTCAGGATCAAACGTAAGGTCTTTTGTCTTAATGTATTCGATTGGTTTTGGTTGCATACAAATGCCCGAAAAAAATTAGAGTGCTCTTGTCTCAAGTGAAACACAAAATCATGAGTTTTTGAACCTTAAGCTATGCATCTTGCAGCATGAATCCGCCTTTGTTTGTGGCATGTTTCTGTTGGGCAGCAATCTGCTTGTGATGAGTCTTGGTGGACTAAATGCTAATGAATTGAAACTGTCTAATAAATCAGACAGGCGAGGCAGTGGAGCGAGAGGTTAGCGGCTTTGCCTCATGCTGAGCGAAGTTTATGATTTGCCTCAGCAAACAGACTCATCTGATTGATTGAACGAAAGTATTTTACAACCTCAAAATCATCCTATACTGTATATATAAACAGTGGATATATATACAGTTCGTCAATATCCCTTCCTGGGGATATTGGCTGGTTTATCCCGTAGTGAGGATAGGAGGGAAAATGCAGGACTATCTTTTGGAGTCGTTGAAGCTCCAGCGTATCGATTTCTTTATCAAGCTTGTAGCGGCTAGTGATTGCAGCGAAGAAGAGAAACGGCTTGCGATTCAGTGGGTGTCGGAATTGACAGACGAACTGATGGCAAAAATTCGTAACCACGATTACAGCCGGACGATGGACGTTATCAATTAAAAGGGGTCTCTATGCGCATTGAAATAATGATCGATAAAGAGCAGAAGATAAGCCAGACAACACTGGAGGCCCTTGAATCCGAACTGTACCGAAATTTGCGCCCTCTCTATCCAAAAACGGCAATTCGCATACGTAAGGGAAGCGCTAATGGCCTGGAGCTGAGCGGCTTAAAACTGGACGAAGATAAGAGGCAAGTAATGGAGATTTTGCAGCAGGTCTGGGAAGACGACAGCTGGTTGCATTAGGTAACGTTGCGAGGGGCGGAATGTTGTTCTGACGATCGCAAGGTTGAACAACGAGCAATGCGAGGCGTTAGCTATGGGTTCCAAAGATAGCAATTATCAGATTGTTTATCGCGGTGAAACACTTCAGACAATGATTCCCGGTCAGTGGGTTTTCTTTCAGCGTCCAAAAGAGTGCGGCGGTGGTTACTGGTTAGGGAAGACCTATGAAGATAGTTTCTGGTTTGAGCTGGAGCGCCCGGTGTCGTTATCTGACGGACTCAGTTACCTTATTGTGTGTACGAAAGTTGAGGCAACAAGTCACGAATTCGACGTAAATTTTTCGCTGTTTGACTGATTACACCGTCGTGCATGACTATGCTGCATGAAAATGAATGATCGTTTGAGGATCGTTTATGTCTAAGCCCGCCAGTTCTGGCGGGCTTTTGCATATATCAGGCAGGTGCATGAAAACCATTACGTAAAGCGGGCAGGCGTGGCGGGGCTACGAGCGCGCGGTTTTGGGGTTAATCGCGGTTTTGGGCCCTCAATGTCGGGCGGGCATGGTCATTTTTTTGGGCTGGTCGTGCGCGCCTGCGTCATGGTGAGGCGCTGCGTTTCGTCGTGAGCTGCCAGGTGGCGAAAGCGCAGGACCGCTTAGCGAGGCGCTGAGGCGCTCTGATGGTGAGGCAGGGCATAAGGGAATAAAAAAACCGCCCGGGGAAGGGCGGTTGATATCAAAGGTTGGCCAGGTGGGCGTCAGTCTTCATCGGTCAGGTAGGGGTCAAAGCGTATCACCTCATCACCCAGCCACTCGTTAACTTCTTTGATGCGGCCCTGCAGGGGGGTAAGTTCGTTGCGAACGAAAACGCGCGCCGCTTTTTCCACATCGCCAAACCCGCCGGTATTCGTTGGGATAATCCCCATCAGCTGCGGCGGTACGCGGTGAGCTGCCAGCATGTCATCACGGCTCACATTCTTGATGTTAAGAAACTCATCTTTCGCTGCGACTTCTGACAGCGGGATGATCTGAATGCCGTCTTTCTTGCCGTTCGGGCTGTACATAAACAGGTTGCGGAAGTTGCCTGGCCCTTTCGATTTTTTAAGTGCTTCGCGTATGTTGTCCACGTCTTTCTGATCGGCGGCGGGGTCGCTCATGTACATGATGAAACCAGCATGGCTACCGTTAAGGTAATATTTACGGCGAAAGAGCGTGGCCGATTCATTCAGCAGTGCGGAGGGAATGGCGGAGAGGTATTCCGGCATCCCGTAAAGCTCCTGGTTAACGTCGGGTTCCATCAGATGAAACACGCTTCCCTCATCGAACTGATAGGGCTGCGAGTTGTAGCCATACTGTGCAAACCAGTAGGTGTCCGGGTCAATGCCACGACGGGTATATTTGGCAAGCGAGGCGCGCAGCTCCATGATCTGCCCTAACCTGTTCATGCGTTTTTCAAGGTAGGCATTACCGAATACCAGAAAGTCCTGGGCGAACCGGGAAAAGGCTTGCTTAGACAGCCAGCGGTGAGGGATGAAGGTACTGGTAAGAATATTGCGTTTTACCTGAATAGCGCTGGAGTGATGCACGGCGGCGCGGTAAGTTCGCGCCAGGCCATCCATGCTGATCGGTGGTTCGTACCAGCGGTCTACCTGCACACACTCCAGGTAATCAAATAACTCCCGGCGGTCCATCACGGGGATCGGGTCGCCAAACGTAAACGCCTCCGCATGTGCATTACTGACCATGTTGGCCGTATCGGTGGCGGTCTGGCCGCGCGGTGCCTTGCTGCGGTTTTTGCGGTTAGCCATTAAAAAATCTCCACGATGTTGCTGGTACTGGCGGAAGCTCCTGCCAGTGGTTCGTTGTAAAGTGCGTGCATGGTTGCCCAGGCTAAATCCGCGTGGCTCGCTTCCTCTGTGCGGGCTGCTTCGTAGGTTGGCCGGTTGCCGCTGGCGGTGGTTGAACGGCGAATGGACATAAAGGACTGCGCGATATCCAGCATCCCCGCGTCAAACTCCAGACGGCGCCCGCTGATGATGTCGTAGGCTTTAAGCACCAGGGCATTTTTTACGGTCGGGTTGTAGACAAACTCACGTGCGGCAGGGAAAAACTGCTTAACCGTTTTGTAAACGCCATCGCCAACGCCGGTCGAGTCAATGCCGATATAGGTCACGTTGTAGCGTCTGGTGATTTCCTCAATCGCTGAGGCCTGGGCGCGAAAGTCCATCCCGCGCCACTGGTGACGCTCAAGGATACGGAATTTACCGCCGGGGACGACGGGAGGCGCGATGACCACGCAACCGGCGCTGTCACCGTTCTGCGTTCCTTTTGCCGGGTCATAGCCGATCCAGACCGGGTGGTATGCAAACGGCCGCAGTAAAAGCGGTTCGAAATCGTCCCACACATCCCAGCTGTCAACCATGCAGGACTGCAGCAACGCCAGCGGGAACACGGACGCCAGGTCGTCAACAAACTGACACATCAGCAAGTTGTTGTATTCGTCCGGGCTGTACTCCAGGCGCAGCTGGTCCAGGTCGAAAAGGTTACACCCGCCGTTTACGGCATCTTCGATGGTGACTATCTGGCGGTACTGGCCGTCAGGACATAAAACGCCGTGCGCCAGGCTACTGTGAGAAAGGTCAAATTCTACCCTGTCGGCTTTCGGGCGCCCTTTATTGAACAGGGCACCAGACCAGAACGGGTAGGCGCTGTGCGTCAGGCTGGAAGGTGTTGAGAAATAGGTCTGACGCCATTTTTTGTGCAGCGCCATACCGGAGGCCACCTTGCGCAGCTCCTGGAATTTCGGTATCCAGAAATACTCATCCAGATACAGATTGCCGTGATAGCTCTGCGCGGTACGGGCATTTGTACCGAGGAAGTAAAGACAGGCGCCGTTAGGCAGCACCATCGGATCGCCTTTCAGCTCAACATCTACCTCTTTTGCGAAGTCGATGATGTACTGTTTAAAAACGTGTGCCTGCGCTTTACTCGCTGACAGAAAGATTTGATTTCGCCCCGTGGTCAGGGCGTCTATCAACGCTTCACGGGCGAAATAGTAGGTTGCACCGATCTGGCGTGACTTTAAGAGGTTGCGGATACGGTGCTTGATACCAGCGTCCCACCAGTGGCGCTGGTACTCGAACATACCGGCGCGGAAAATCTCTTCCAGCTTTTCGATCTGTTCGTCGGTAAACAGGTTTTTTTCCGGCGGCTTGCGCGGGCCTTTATTGCGGTTGGCCACGTTGGGGTTCAGGTCTGCTTCATTCCCGCCATTGTTAAATTTGCCGATCCTGGCCTGTCGTTCGGACTGGCGCGCCAGCAGGTCAATTTCTTTAAAATCCTTTCCTTCCTTCTGCTCCTTCATGACGAGCTGGCAGTAACGTGCGGCGGTGGTGAGCTGCATCTGATCCAGTGGGCCATATTCGCCCCACTTATCGCGTTTTTTCCAGCTGTGAACGGTTGCAACTTTCTCGCCCAGCATTTCAGCAATGCGGGCTACGCGGTATCCCTGAAAGTACATCAGCATTGCCTGACGACGGGGATCGAGGTCTGCGGGGGTCAGTGTTGTCATGGCACAAACATACGGCCTCAAATCAGCACTTTCCCCGGCTTCGCATTGTGTGGGAGTTCGCACAAGCCCAACGCGTTGTTTACACGCGCCTATCACCGCAAACATAAGGCTCTGAACGTGTTACGAACTAACTAACCGGAGCCGGACCGATGGCAAAAAAATCTAAGCGTTTTCGTATTGGGGTCGAAGGGGCCACCACTGACGGGCGCGTTATTGAACGTGACTGGATCACCCAGATGGCGGCGAGCTATAACCCGCAGGTATACACCGCGCTGATCAATATGGAACACATCAAGGGTTTTACCCCTGATGGGCCTTTCCGTCGTTTTGGCATGGTGGAAAAACTGGAAGCGGAAGAAATCACCGAAGGGGCTTTATCCGGGAAGATGGCGCTGTATGGCTGGATTGCCCCGACGGACGATCTGGTCACCATGACCGGTAACTGGCAGAAGCTTTTCACCTCAATGGAAGTTAACACCAGCTTTGCCGATACCGGCTCCGCTTATCTGGTTGGGCTGGCGGTTACTGACGATCCGGCAAGCCTCGGCACTGAAATGCTGCAGTTCAGCGCCAGCGCAGAACATAACCCCCTGGCGCGCCGCAAGCTGGACAAAGACAACCTGTTTACCGCTGCTCTTGAAACGCTGATCGAGTTTGAGGACGTGCCGGAAAAAACCAGCCTGTTTACGCGCGTGAAAGAGCTGCTGTCCAGCAAAGGCGCCGATGATAACGCCCGATTTGCTGATGTGAATCAGGCTGTTGAAACCATCGCGCGTGAGCATCAGACGCTGGCGGAGCAGGTCAGCACCCATCAGACCGATTTCAGCAAAAAGCTGAGCGATATGCAAAAGGTTGTTGATGAGACAACCAGCGCACTCTCCACCCTGCGTGAGCAGCTTTCCACCCAGGACAGCCGCAGCGAACGCCGCCCTAATGCGACCGGCAATAACGGCGCAGAACAAACCACCGATTGCTGACGGAGCAAAAGCACAATGAAAAAAGAGACTCGCTTTAAATTTAACGGTTATCTGACGCAGCTCGCCAAACTCAACGGCGTATCTGTGAGCGATATCGCCTCGAAATATACGGCTGAGCCGTCAGTGGCGCAGACTCTGGAAACGAAAATCCAGGAGTCTTCCTCGTTCCTGCAGAAAATCAACATTATCCCGGTTGATGAGCAGTCCGGCGAGCGTCTGGGGCTGGGTATTGGTTCCAGTATTGCCGGAAATACTGATACCACCCAGAAAGACCGTGAACCCGTTGATCCGACTTACATCGACGGTGAAGGGTACAAGTGTACCCAGACCAACTCTGATACGGCGCTGCCCTATGCGAAGCTGGATTTATGGGCCAAATTCCAGGACTTCCAGACGCGCATCCGTGACGCCATCATTACCCGCCAGGCGCTTGACCGCATCATGATCGGATTCAACGGCGTGAAGCGTGAGAAAACGTCAGACCGCGCGACCTATCCACTGCTGCAGGATGTAAATATCGGCTGGCTGGAAAAAATCCGCCAGGAGAAACCCGTTCAGGTTATGGACAAAATCGTGTCCGAAGGCGAGGTGATTTCTCAGACTATCCGTGTCGGTAAAGGCGGGGATTTCCTGAATCTGGACGCGCTGGTTATGGGCGCCGTAAATGAGAAAATCGCGCCGTGGTATCAGGAAGATACGGAGCTTGTGGTTATCGTCGGGCGCCAGTTACTGGCGGATAAATATTTCCCGATCGTCAACCGTGACCAGCCAAACAGCGAAGCGCTGGCGGCAGATCTTATCGTCAGTCAGAAGCGTATCGGCAACCTCCCGGCCGTTCGTGCGCCGTTCTTCCCGGCGAATGCAATGCTGATCACCCGCCTGGATAACCTGTCTATTTACTGGCAATCAGGCTCCCGCCGCCGTTCGGTCATCGACAATCCGAAGCGTGACCGCGTGGAGAACTTCGAGTCCGTTAACGAGGCGTATGTTGTCGAAGATTACGACGGCGTTTGCCTGGTTGAGAACATCGAACTGTTGCCCGTGCAGGCAGGTGGCAATGCCAGCCCGGCGCTGACAACTGAAACCATCCAGGAAATAGTCACGGCAGCGGTGAAAGGCGCGCTTGATGCGCAGGCAGCTGGCGGTGCTGGCGCCGGAGCGTGATAAATGAATCCGTTCCGAGCTCACACTCAGTATGTACAGGCTCAGGATGCCGCCCGTCAGGGCGGCAGTAATGCCAGCCTGACGGGCTACAACCAGATGCTGTTACAGCTGACAGAACACCGCAGGCGCCTTAAAACCGTCCAGTCAAATGAGCGCAAGGCTCAGCTCAAACGTGAGTTTCTTCCCGCTTATGCCTCATGGATTGCCGGTTTACTGGATGCTGACGCGTCAGGCCAGGACGACGTGGCGATGTACGTCATGATCTGGCGCATTGATGCCGGAGACTATACCGGCGCGCTGGACATTGCCCGCCATGCCATTAAACACGGCTGGGTCCTGCCGCAGCGATTCAACCGGACCTGCGGGACCGCTGTTGCGGAGGAGTTTGCCGACGCGGCAATGCGCGCTTTTTCTGCCGGTGAATCATTCAGTGCCGCCATTCTTACCCAGGTGCTCGATATCGTTGAAGGTCAGGATATGCCGGATCAGTCCCGCGCCCGACTTCATAAGGCGATGGGCTACGCGCTGCGGGATAACGATCAGGCAGTGGCGGCACTTAACCATCTGAAGCGTGCCCTGCAGCTGGATAACAGTTCTGGCGTCAAAACCGAAATCAACAAGCTTGAAAGCCGATTGCGACAGGCAATGTCGGCTTAACGAATCGTGCCAACGCGCGGGGCGGCACGGGGTGGCGACAGGCTTTATGCCGCGTCAAAACCCCGTCCACCGCCCAACTATTTGGGAGTGCCAGAAATATGCAATTCGTTTCGCCGGAACAGGCCGGGGAAAGTACCCAGGACGTTATTAAAAACACCAGTTTCTGGCCTGATGTCAGGGTTTCAGAGTTCCGCCGTGATATGCGCATGGATGGGAGCGTCACCGATCCACGCCTGCGTCTGGCGTTGCTGACAGCAATTGCTGAAGTTAACGCCGATCTTTATGAGTTCCGCGAGAAACAACGGGCGCAGGGGTATGCGAGCCTGACCGACGTCCCTGCTGATGTGATCGATGGTGAAAGCCAGCGGCTCATGCTGTATCGCCGTGCGGTGTTTTGCTGGGCTAAAGCAAACCTGGTTGAGCGCTATCGCGATTTTGACGCAACCGGCGACGGAAGCAAGAAAGCCGAAGATATCGAAACAACCTTAGGCGAGCTGTGGCGCGATGTGCGCTGGGCGGAGTCCCGCCTGCGCGATATGCCGCATATGACGGTGGAGCTGATTTGATGAAAGTGCGTGCGCATCAGTATGACACGGTGGACGCACTCTGCTGGCGCCATTACGGGCGCACGCAGGGAGTCACTGAACAGGTGCTGCAGGCGAATCCGGGGCTGGCTGAATATGGCCCCTTTTTACCGCACGGGCTGCAGGTGGAGCTGCCGGATATCACGGCGTTAACCACTGCGCAGACTGTCCAGTTATGGGACTGAACTATGACGCTTGAACGAATCAGCGCCTTTATCACTTACTGCGTTGCCCTGCTTCTGGCATGGCTCGGCGATTTGTCTCTTAAAGATGTATCGACCATTACCGGTCTTGCGCTGGGGATTATTACTGCAGCGGTGACCTGTTATTTACGCTGGAAAGCCTACCAGCTGCTGCGGGACGGCAGAATATCCAGGGGGGAATATGAGTCCTTCAATCGTTAAGCGTTGCCTGGTCGGCGCGGTGCTGGCGATTGCCGCCACGCTGCCGGGCTTTCAGTCGCTTCATACCTCCGTCGAGGGGCTGAAACTGATTGCTGATTTCGAAGGGTGCCGCCTGCAGCCATACCAGTGCAGCGCCGGGGTCTGGACTGACGGGATCGGCAATACGTCCGGGGTAGTGCCGGGCAAAACCATAACGGAGCGCCAGGCCGCGCAGGGGCTGATTAATAACGTGTTGTTGACGGAAAAAAGGATTGAAGCCTGCCTACAGGTTAAGCCACCTCAGCATGTTTACGATGCCCTGATCAGTGTCGGCTTTAATGTCGGAACGGGGGCAATCTGCCGGTCAACAATGGTTTCTTACATCAATCGCCAGCAATGGTGGCAGGCGTGCAACCAGCTCCCCCGCTGGATTTATGTAAATGGTCAACGGAATAAAGGGCTGGAAAACAGGCGCGCCCGTGAGCTTGCCTGGTGTCTTAAAGGGGCAGGGGCATGACGCGCGCGCTGGCGGTGATCCTGGCTCTGGTGCTGGCATTGCTGGGCTGGCAGTCATGGCGGCTTAACAATGCCGGTCACACCATCGGGACGCAGGCTGAGGCGCTTAAAAAGAACAAGCAGGAGCTGGCGAAGAAAAACAGCCAGCTCATCAGCCTGTCCATTCTTACCGAAACCAACAGCCGGGCGCAGATGCAACTTTATGCTGCAGCGGAGGAGAATTCCTCGCTGTTGCGGAGTCGCCAGCGCCGGATCGAGGAGCTAAAACGTGAAAACGAGGATTTACGCCGCTGGGCTGACACTCCTTTGCCTGCTGACATTATCCGGCTGCGGGAGCGCCCGGCCCTCGCCGGAGGTGCAGCTTACCGTGAGTGGTTGTCCAAAAGTGACGCAATGCCGCCTGGACAGGTCAGCGCCGCGCAGTAATGGGGATTTGAACCAGGTGCTGGATGAGACTGAGGCCGCCTGGGCAGTATGTGCCGACAAAGTGGACACGATCATAGCGTGTCAGGAGCGAGACAGTGAACAAGCCGCAGTCCTTACGCAACGCCCTGAATAAATCGGTGGCGTATGTCCGTGACAACCCGGACAAACTGCACCTTTTTGTTGATAACGGTTCGCTGGTCGCAACCGGCGCCCGTTCAATGTCATGGGAATATCGCTACACCCTGAATGTGGTGATTGAAGACTTTAGCGGCAACCAGAATTTAGTGATGGCGCCCGTATTGCTCTGGTTAATGACCAATCAACCGGACGCTATCAACAACCCGGAGCTGCGCGAAAAACTTTTTACCTTTGACGTCGATATCCTGAGCAACGATCTGTGTGATATCAGCCTCAATCTGCAGCTCACGGAGCGCGTGATTGTCAGCACAGACGGCACCGTATCGAGCGTTGAAGCGGTGCCGGAACCCGACGTACCCGAAGAAATGTGGACGGTGAAACGTGGATGACCTGCAAAGGGTGGATGACTGGCTGGCGGCCCTGCTGGCGAATCTGGAACCGGCAGTCCGCAACCGTATGATGCGACAGCTGGCGCAGGAGCTGCGCCGGTCGCAACAGCAAAATATCAGGCTGCAGCGCAATCCAGACGGCACCACCTTTGAGCCGCGCCGGGTGACGGCCAGAAGTAAAAAGGGGCGCATCAAGCGCCAGATGTTCGCCAAATTGCGCACCACTAAATACCTGAAAACCGCAGCCACTGCGGACTCTGCCAGCGTGCAGTTTGATGGGAAAGTCCAGCGCATCGCCCGTGTTCACCATTATGGTCTGCGTGATCGAGTCAGACGCAACGGCCCGGAGGCCCGGTACCCGGCACGCCGTCTTTTGGGCGTGAATGATGAGGTGGAAACCATCACCCGTGACACGCTGTTGCGCTGGCTGTCGGAGTGAAATTTGTGTCACGGACGGCACAAAACCCAACGCTGCCTCCCTTTTCCCTCTGATGGCAACCTTTCGTTATGAACGCACAACTAACCGAAATCATGCGCCTTATCACCAACCTGATCCGCACCGGCACCGTAACCGAAGTGGACCGGGAAAACTGGCTGTGCCGGGTGAAAGTGGGCGAGCTTGAAACCAACTGGATTAACTGGCTGACACTGCGCGCAGGCGGTGCCCGTACATGGTGGTGCCCGTCGCCGGATGAGCAGGTGGTGGTGCTGAGTATGGGCGGCAATCTTGAAACCGCTTTTGCCTTACCTGCGATCTATTCCAACCAGTTCGCCCCGCCGTCGGACTCTGTGGACGGCTCCGTAACGGAATACCCGGACGGTGGCTGGTTTGAATATGAACCAGCGACCGGCCGCTGGCATGTGCGGGGCATCAAATCCATGGTGATCGAGGCTGCAGATAACATAACCCTGAAAACGGGGGAATTTGTGGTGGAAGCAAGCAACACGCGCATAAACAGCGAAGTGGTGATCAATGGTGGCGTCACCCAGGGCGGCGGCGCCATGAGTTCTAACGGGATCGTAGTCGATAAACACGGTCATACCGGCGTTAAATCCGGCGGTGATACATCGGGAGGCCCGGTATGACGCTGTATATCGGCATGAGTCAGGGCAACGGCAGGGCCATTACCGACACGGACCACCTGCGCCAGTCGGTCCGGGATATTCTGCTGACCCCGCAGGGGAGCCGCATTGCCAGGAGGGAATACGGCTCGCTTCTGTCTGAACTGATAGACCAGCCGCAGAATCCGGCGCTGCGCCTGCAGGTTATGTCTGCGGTCTATGTGGCTCTGAGTCGCTGGGAGCCACGGCTTACCCTGGATTCCATCACCATAAACAGCAGTTTTGATGGTTCGATGGTGGTTGAGCTTACCGGGCAGCGTGATAACGGCGCGCCGGTTTCACTTTCGGTATCAACAGGAGCAGACAATGGCAGTCATTGACCTTTCCCAGCTGCCCGCCCCGCAGATAGTGGATGTGCCAGCGTTTGAAACGCTGCTAAACGAACGGAAAGCCGCGTTTGTAGCCCTTTATCCGGCAGACGAGCAGGACGCGGTAAGGCGCACGCTTGAGCTGGAGTCTGAACCCGTGACCAAGCTCCTGCAGGAAAATGCGTATCGTGAAATCCTCCTGCGTCAGCGCATTAACGAGGCGGCGCAGGCGGTCATGGTGGCTTATTCCATGGGGAGTGATCTCGATCAGCTGGCCGGTAACTGCAACGTAAAACGTCTGACGGTTATTCCTGCAGATAACGACGCGGTACCGCCGGTTGCTGCCGTGATGGAAAGTGACGAGGCTCTGCGTCAGCGTGTTCCTGCAGCTTTTGAAGGGCTGTCAGTTGCAGGCCCAACGGGAGCTTACGAGTTTCACGCTAAAAGCGCTGACGGGCGAGTGGCTGACGCCAGCGCAACCAGCCCGGCCCCGGCGGAGGTGGTGCTTACTGTGCTGAGCCGTGAGGGCGACGGAACGGCTGCGGCGGATCTGCTGGCTGTGGTTGAACAGGCGCTTAACAGTGAGAACGTGCGGCCAGTTGCTGACCGTCTGACGGTGCGCAGCGCTGAAATCATTCCGTACAGCGTGGATGCGACGATCTTTCTTTACCCTGGGCCAGAAGCTGAGCCGGTGATGGAGGCGGCAAAAGCCAGCCTGCAGAAATATATCGCCAGCCAGACGAGGCTGGGGCGTGATATTCGCCGCAGTGCTATTTATGCCGCGCTGCATGTTGAGGGTGTGCAGCGTGTTGAACTGGCCTCGCCGCTCGCTGATGTGGTGCTGGATAAGACACAAGCCGCTTCATGTACGGAATGGCGCGTAACCAACGGGGGAACGGATGAATAGCCTGCTTCCTCCTGGTTCATCGCCGCTTGAGCGCCGCCTGGCTCAGACCTGCAGCGGAATTTCCGATCTGCAGGTGCCGCTGCGGGATTTATGGAACCCGGCAACATGCCCGGTCAAGTTTCTGCCGTATCTGGCGTGGGCCTTTTCGGTTGATCGCTGGGACGAAGGATGGGCGGAGAGCGTGAAGCGCCGCGTGGTGCAGGATGCCTTCTATATCCATCAGCACAAGGGCACAACCAGCGCTGTCCGGCGTGTGGTGGAGCCGTTCGGCTTTCTGATCCGCATCATTGAATGGTGGCAGACAGGCGAGGCGCCGGGCACGTTTCGCCTGGATATTGGGGTGCAGGACCAGGGCATAACAGAGGAAACCTATCTGGAGCTGGAGCGCCTCATCGGGGACGCCAAACCCTGCAGCAGGCATCTGATCGGAATGTCCATAAATCTGCAGACGAGCGGGCCATATTTTGTGGGGGCTGCCACCTATAGCGGCGAAGAAATCACGATTTACCCGTATATCAACGAAACCATCATTTCCGGCGGTTCTGCCTACGAGGGCGGTGCCGTCCATGTTATTGACACAATGAGAGTGAACCCATGAGCGCAAAATTTTATACCCTGCTGACGGATATCGGCGCGGCGAAACTGGCAAATGCCGCCGCGCTCGGTGTTCCACTTAAAATTACACAGATGGCGGTGGGGGATGGCGGCGGCGTGCTGCCAACGCCAAACGCACAACAGACAAAGCTGGTCGGTGAAAAACGCCGTGCAGCTCTGAATATGCTGTATATCGATCCGCAGAACAGCAGCCAGGTGATCGCTGAGCAGGTGATACCCGAAACAGAGGGCGGTTGGTGGATTCGTGAAGTTGGGTTGTTTGATGAAACCGGCGCGCTGATTGCTGTCGGTAACTGCCCGGAGAGCTACAAGCCGCAGCTGGCAGAGGGCAGCGGGCGCACGCAGACAGTGCGCATGGTCTTAATTACCAGCAGTACCGATAATATTACGCTGAAAATTGATCCGTCCGTGGTGCTCGCTACCCGTAAATACGTGGATGATAAGGTGCTGGAGCTTAAGGTGTATGTGGATGAGCTGATGGCGGCACATCTTGCGGCCGCTGATCCGCATACGCAATATGCACCAAAAGCCAGCCCGACGTTTACCGGCACCCCAAAAGCCCCGACGGCGGCAGCTGGTAACAATTCCACTCAGCTCGCCAATACTGCTTTTGTGCAGGCCGCTATTGCAGGGCTTGTTGGTTCCTCACCTGCAGCGCTTGATACATTGAACGAACTGGCGGCAGCATTAGGTAACGATCCTAACTTTGCGGCCACTATGACTAATGCCCTGGCGAACAAACAGCCTCTGGATAACACGCTGACCGCCTTGTCAGGAAAATCTGTTGCGGCCCTTCTCGAATACCTCGGTTTAGGAGAAGGGTCAGCCTTGCCGGTGGGCGTTCCCATACCCTGGCCGTCAGCAACCCTCCCGGCCGGGTATTTGAAATGTAACGGAGCACAATTTTCATTAGCACAGTATCCGAAGCTGGCTATTGCTTATCCATCCGGCACGCTTCCTGATTTACGCGGCGTCTTTATTCGTGGCTGGGATGATGGGAGAGGCATTGATAGTGGGCGTACAATTTTGTCATATGCCGCCGATAAGCTGCGGAAACACACCCACGCGTTATTGTTTGGTAATGGTGACGGGTCGCAAACTCCCGCTATACATGAATTTTATCGCAAGAGTTCATCAACAACCTATTTTGCATATTCGGGAAGTAGTGGCGTGTATTTAACAGAAGAGGGGCAAAATGAAACAGCGCCTTGCAACGTCACATTCAATTACATCGTGAGGGCTGCATAATGTCTAAGGCGGAATTAAACAGCGATCATATTGCCGTAGTGGCCGGTGATATTACTGTATTTAACTATGACGGAATGACGCGCGAATATATTTCATCATCAGTAGAGTTTTTGCACGTAGGCGTAGGTATTCCGGCTAATTCGTGTGTAGATGCGCCTGGCAAAATAAAAGACGGCTTTACTGTTTGCAGAACCAACGATAACAAAGCCTGGGAAGACGTTGCCGATCATCGCGGCGAGACGGTATACAGCACGCGGACCGGGGAGAAAATTACCATCACAGCACCGGGTGATTATCCGCAGGACACCACGGCACAGGCTCCATCTACGCCATATGATCAATGGGATGGCAGCCAGTGGTTAACGGACCCGACAGCGCGGCACGCTGCGGACGTGATGGCAGCAGAACAGACGAAAGCTATGTTATTGGCGGAGGCGACGGCAATCATTGCACCACTGGCAGATGCTCAGGCTGGAGGCTACATTGAAGATGCTGACGTGCCACGCCTGACCGAATGGCAGCGATACCGATACAAGCTGACTAAAGTCGATACCAGCATCGCGCCTGACGTTACTTTTCCACCGAAGCCGGAGGTGTAGGCCATACGGGTTTTGTTGTATCAACACGCATCAGCAAGACCCGGTATTTTTTCCATTCAGATAGTGCAGTAGTTTCTTTATCTGTTGCCATGCCTAAATCAACAGCATCCTGAAGCGGCGCGATAATCGCCGCTGCCTCCGTCAATAACGCCGCTTTTCGAAACTCCGTAGCGAAAATTTGTTCTTCTTGAGATGGTGGCGGTGCATCTATCCAGCATGGTTTGCCATTAACATCTGGGGCGCGAGTCTTGCCTTCTGGCGGTGTACCGCTATATATCGTGAAAATATCTTCGTCTACATCAGCGCCATTTTCAGGCCATACATTCGCTCGCTTATAATCATCAATTAATGCCCAGGGATAAAAAGAATTCGTATCTCCAGAATATCTGTATTTCATTATCAATACCCCACCGCTATATATGAGAGGTTGAATCCACCGGCACCACTCATCCATGCCTGAAACCCTGTTCTGGTTTGAGTTCCTACGACGACTCCATAAGACATTGACGTCCCCTGAGCCGCACCACCTGACGTGACGTCAGACCACGTAAGATTGACTACGGCCCCTGAGGCAAATGCAACCGGAAATGTAGCGCTTGATAGATTTGAACCAATGCCAAATCCCAGCGATCCTTTTTGAATAATTAGTCCACCTACAGTCTTGACCCAGTTAGAGCCATAACCCTGATAGCTCATATCTGGTATCTGGTTCGCGCCCGTGCCAATGTCCCGTTTTGCCGCTTCTTTTAAACCGAGGTTTTAGGTTAAACACGTTCACTTTTGACTGTGCTGGCCATTGACCTGCAGGACCGTCAAAAATGACCGTGCTCGATAAAAAGGTGGCATTATTTCTCGCTTTTTATGGGCGAAAAATCATGCAAATAGGTTACGTGAGGGTGTCAACAAATGACCAGAACACCGCTTTACAGCGAAATGCACTTGAGTGCGCAGGATGTGAGCTGATTTTTGAGGATAAAATAAGCGGCAAAACAGCAGATCGACCAGGGCTAAAGAAGGTGCTGCGCACTCTGTCAGAAGGTGACACGCTGGTTGTCTGGAAGCTGGACAGGCTCGGCAGGAGCATGCGGCATCTTGTTACCCTGATCGAAGACCTTCGCAGTCGGGGCGTAAATTTTCGCAGTCTGACAGATAGCATTGATACATCAACCGCGATGGGGCGTTTCTTTTTCCACGTTATGGGCGCCCTGGCCGAAATGGAACGTGAGCTAATCGTTGAACGTACCCGCGCCGGGCTGGCTGCGGCCAGGCAGCAAGGGCGTATTGGTGGCAGGCGGCCAAAACTGACAGAGCAGCAATGGGCGCAGGCCGGGCGACTCCTTGAGGCAGGGGAAAGCAGAAAGCGCGTTGCACTAATTTTTGATGTGGGTATCTCCACGCTGTACCGAAAATTTCCCGCGTCTGCCGTGGCGCCATTGTCTGAGCGGTCAGACACTCCTGTATAAATGAACATGCTTTCGCATTTATGTAACCTGAAATCAGGCACATAAGAGAGGCAGGGCTATGCAAAAAGCAGTTATTGGGGCGGCAACTATTTACTGTGGTGACAGCCTGGAAATTTTGCGCGAACTTACTGGCGAATTCGATGCAGTAATTACTGATCCGCCGTATTCCAGCGGTGGTATGACGCGCAGTGATCGGCAGGCCAAACCCTCCGGGAAGTATGTAGGCAATAACAACTACCATGAGTTTTACGGCGATAACAGAGACGTGCGTTCCTGGTCATTCTGGATGACGCAGTGGATGAGTCAGGTTAACCGCCTGGTTAAGTCAGGCGGGTATGCCATGGTTTTCACCGACTGGCGGCAGCTTCCAACGCTTACTGACGTTTTCCAGGCTGGCGGTTTTGTGTGGCGGGGGCTGATTCCGTGGGATAAAACGCTTTCAACCCGTGCGCCTCATACCGGTTATTTTCGTCATCAGTGCGAATACGTGGTTTGGGGAAGTAACGGACCATTGCCTAAAAGTCTGCATGGTGGACCCTGGCCGGGTATGGTGACTCGTCGGGTTATTCCGTCTCAAAAACTCCATATGACCGGCAAACCGATTGAGCTTATGGAGAGCCTAGTTGCTCCCGTTCCTCCTGGCGGCCATATTCTTGATCCCTTTATGGGGAGTGCATCAACTGGCGTTGCCGCGCTGAGGAAGGGATACAAATTTACCGGGATTGAAATGAGCCAGCAGTATTTTGATATCTCATGCGAACGCCTGGAAAAAGAAAACGCAGATATCCGCGCGGGCGTATTGTGTGATTAAGGGAACAATGCCGCGTAGCTGTCTGCGCGGCCCATTCAATTCACCATAGGGCGAAACCTAAACACCGGAGGGTTCGCCGTATGGCTCAGGATTATCACCACGGTGTGCGCGTCGTTGAGGTCAACGATGGCACCCGCCCCATTTCAACAGTAAGCACGGCAATTGTCGGTATGGTCTGTACCGGCGATGATGCAGATGCGTCCGTGTTCCCCCTCAATAAACCGGTCCTGCTTACCGACGTGCTGACCGCCAGCGGTAAAGCGGGCGAGTCCGGCACCCTGGCCCGTTCGCTGGATGCCATTGCCGACCAGGCTAAACCCGTGACTGTCGTTGTGCGCGTTGCGCAGGGTGAAACCGAAGCGGAGACAACCTCCAACATTATCGGCGGCGTGACAGCTGACGGTAAAAAAACGGGCATGAAAGCGCTGTTATCTGCGCAGTCCCAGCTCGGCGTTAAGCCGCGCATTCTTGGCGTGCCGGGGCACGACACACAGGCGGTAGCTACTGAGCTGCTGAGCGTGGCGCAGAGTCTGCGCGGGTTTGCTTATCTGTCCGCCTACGGCTGCAAAACAGTGGAAGAGGCTATTGCCTATCGCGCTAATTTCAGCCAGCGCGAGGGGATGCTGATCTGGCCTGATTTCATCAGTTTTGACACCGTGCTGAATGCTGACGCAACGGCTTATGCCTCAGCCCGTGCGCTTGGTCTGCGTGCCAAAATTGACGAGCAGACCGGCTGGCACAAATCCCTGTCCAACGTGGGCGTGAACGGCGTCACCGGCATTTCTGCGGATGTGTTCTGGGATTTGCAGGACCCGGCAACCGATGCGGGGCTGCTGAACCAGAACGATGTCACCACGCTGATCCGCAAAGACGGTTTCCGCTTCTGGGGCTCCCGCTGCCTCAGTGACGATCCTCTGTTTGCCTTTGAAAACTACACCCGCACCGCGCAGGTACTGGCTGACACCATCGCCGAAGCGCACATGTGGGCGGTTGATGGCGTGCTTAACCCGTCGCTGGCCCGCGACATTATCGAAGGTATTCGCGCCAAACTGCGCAACCTGAAAACACAGGGCTACATCATCGGCGCCGACTGTTGGCTGGATGAGTCCGTAAACGATAAAGATTCCCTGAAAGCCGGGAAGCTCACTATCGATTACGACTATACGCCGGTACCGCCTCTGGAAAACCTGATGCTGCGCCAGCGCATCACCGATCAGTATCTGCTGGATTTCTCCAGCCAGGTCAGCGCGTAAGGGGACAAAATGGCTTTACCACGCAAGTTAAAACACCTGAACCTGTTTAACGACGGGAATAACTATCAGGGGATCGTTGAGTCCCTGACCCTGCCTAAATTCGGCCGCAAGTTTGAAAAGTATCGCGGCGGCGGTATGCCCGGTTCGGCTGATGTTGATCTGGGGCTTGATGATGGCGCGCTGGATACGGAATTTTCAATCGGTGGCACCGAACTGCTGTTATTCAAGCAGATGGGTAAAGCCACCGTTGACGGCATCCAGCTGCGATTCACCGGCTCCATTCAGCGTGATGATACCGGCGAAGTGCAGGCCGTTGAGCTGGTTGTGCGCGGGCGACATAAAGAAGTCGATTCCGGCGAATGGAAAACCGGCGAGAGCAACACCACAAAAGTCAGCAGCACCAACAGCTACGCGAAGCTGACCATTAACGGCGAGGTGCTCTATGAGGTTGATGTGATCAACATGATTGAAATCGTTGATGGCGTGGACCTGATGGAAGAACACCGCAACGCCCTGGGCCTCTGATCTACTTTAAAGGCGCGGGCAGCCGCGCCAGTACCTTATTAACAGGAAATGACAATGAGCGAACAACAGACTGAAAAAACCGTACAGCTGGACACCCCAATCAAACGCGGTAAAACCGAAATTGCCGAAATTGTGCTGCGCAAGCCGCAGTCCGGCGCGCTGCGTGGCACCCGTCTGCAGGCGATCATGGATATGGACGTCGGCGCGATGATGACGATTATTCCCCGCATCTCCACGCCCGCGCTGACCGCTCAGGAAATGGCTGAAATGGACCCCGCAGATCTCACCGCGCTGTCGGTTGAGGTGGTCACTTTTTTGTTGAAGAAATCGGTGCTTGCCGGTTTGCCGACAGCCTGACGGTAGAAGACCTGGTGGCTGATATCGCCACCATTTTTCACTGGCCGCCGTCCGTCACTGACGTTATGCCGCTGACCGAAGTGCTGGAGTGGCGGCATAAAGCGATTCAGAGAAGCGGGGCCAGCGATGAGTGACACTAACCTGCGTTTGCAGGTAATTCTAAATGCGGTTGATAAGCTCACCCGCCCATTCCGATCAGCGCAGGCCAGCTCCAAAGAGCTGGCTACCGCCATTCAGCAAAGCCGCGCAAGAATAAAAGAACTTGACGCCCAGGCGGGCCGTATTGACGGTTTCCGCAAGGCAAGCGCGCAGCTGGCCGTCACCGGCAACAGTCTTAAAGCCGCACGCGAAGAAGCGGCGAAGCTTGCCACGCAGTTCTCGGCAACTAACCGCCCGACGGCGGCGCAGGCTCGTCTGCTTGAGCAGGCAAAAAACCGCGTTAACGAGCTGCAAAGCAAATACAACGGCCTGCGTCAGTCGGTGCAGCGTCAGCGTCTTGCGCTCAATGAGGCCGGGCTGGACACCAAAAAGCTGAGCAGTGCGCAGCGTGAGCTGCGGCAGAATGCCGACGAAACCCGGCAGGCGCTGGACCGACAGCAGAAATCCCTTAAACGCCTGGGCGAGCAGCAGGCCCGTATGAACGCCGTCCGCGATCAGTATTCGCGGCGCCTTGAGGTGCGGGATCGTATCGCGGGCGCCGGAGCAACAACTACTGCCGCCGGGCTGGCGATGGGCGCGCCGGTGATGGCTGCCGTTAAAAGCTATGCCAGCATGGAAGATGCGATGAAAGGCGTGGCAAAGCAGGTTAACGGGCTGCGGGACGACAACGGCAACCGAACAAAACAGTTTTACGACATGCAGGATGCCATCAAGGCCGCCAGTGAACAGCTGCCGATGGAGAATGGCGCCATCGACTATGCCGCGCTGGTTGAAGGTGGCGCCCGCATGGGCGTGACAAACCAGAACGATTCTTACGAAGACCAGAAGCGTGACCTGCTGGCCTTTGCATCCACTGCAGCAAAGGCCGCAACGGCATTCGAGCTGCCCGCTGATGAGCTGGCGGAGGGGCTGGGGAAAATCGCGCAGCTGTATAAAGTGCCGACCCGTAATATTGAACAGCTTGGCGATGCCCTGAACTACCTGGACGATAACGCCATGTCTAAGGGCGGCGATATCATCAATGTGCTGCAGCGCATGGGGGGTGTGGCCGACCGGCTTGATTTCCGAAAGGCGGCCGCGCTGGGTTCCACCTTCCTGTCTCTGGGTGCCGCGCCTGAAATTGCCGCCAGCGCATCAAATGCGATGGTGCGCGAACTGTCGATTGCGACCATGCAGAGCAAGCGGTTCATGGAAGGTATGGATCTGCTGAAACTCAATCCAGAAGAGATTGAAAAGCAGATGACAAAGGACGCAATGGGGACCATTCAGCGTGTGCTGGAGAAGGTCAACAAGCTGCCGCAGGATAAACGCCTGTCCGCCATGACGATGATATTTGGCAAGGAGTTTGGCGATGATGCGGCGAAGCTTGCAAACAACTTGCCGGAGCTGCAGCGACAGCTAAAACTCACCTCAGGCACTGAGGCTAACGGCTCCATGCAGAAAGAATCCGATATCAATAAGGATTCACTTTCCGCGCAGTGGTTGCTTGTGAAAACGGGCGCGCAGAACGCTTTCAGTAGCCTGGGGGAAACCCTGCGCCAGCCGCTGATGGATATCATGGGGTACGTCAAAAACGTTACCGGGGCACTGCGTCGATGGGTTGAGGCTAACCCGCAGCTGGCGGGCACGCTGATGAAAGTGGCTGCAGCCACAGCTGCGATCACCGTTGTGCTCGGCACGCTGGCGGTGGCCGTGGCTGCCGTGCTGGGGCCGCTGGCGGTGATCCGTTTTGGCCTGTCCGTGTTGGGTGTAAAAACACTCCCCTCCGTTATGTCTGCAGTGACCCGCACCGGCGGCGCGCTGTCCTGGCTGGCAAATGCGCCGCTTTCCCTGTTGCGCCGTGGCCTGGCTGCATCCGGCAGCAGCGCCGGATTGCTGGCGTCTCCCCTTAACTCCCTGCGCCGTTCTGCCGGGCTGGCTGGCAATGCGCTGAAAGCGCTGGCCGGTGCGCCGCTTGCTGTCCTTCGCGGCGGAATGTCTGGTATTCGCAACATTATCGGCATGGTAATGAATCCGCTGGCCGCGTTGCGCGGGGGATTATCCGCAGCCGGTGGCGTGCTGCGTTTTCTGGCGTCCGGCCCGCTGGCCCTCCTTCGCGTTGCGCTGTACGGGATTTCTGGATTGCTGGGCGCCCTGCTTAGTCCGATAGGGCTCGTTGTGGCGGCGCTGGCTGGCGTGGCGCTGGTTGTCTGGAAATACTGGCAGCCGATAAGCGCATTTTTAGGCGGAGTGGTTGAAGGATTCAAAGCTGCAGCTGCGCCTATCAGTGCGGCGTTTGAGCCACTGCAGCCTGTTTTCCAGTGGATAGGTGACAAGGTCCAGGCATTGTGGGGCTGGTTTACTGATCTGCTGACGCCGGTTAAATCCACCTCTGCAGAGCTGCAAAGCGCGGCGTCGATGGGGCGGCAGTTTGGGGAGGCGCTGGCGGCAGGGCTGAACATGGTCATGCACCCGCTGGATTCGCTTAAATCGGGCGTGTCCTGGCTGCTTGAAAAACTTGGCATTGTCAGCAAGGAAGCGGCCAAAGCGAAGCTTCCTGAGCAGGTCACGCGGCAGCAACCAGCCACGGTAAACACAGACGGTAAAGTGGTGCTGCCGCCTGGCGGATTCCCGCCGATGGGTTTTGCTGGCATGTACGACAGCGGCGGTACCATTCCGCGCGGCCAGTTCGGCATCGTGGGTGAGAATGGCCCGGAGATTGTTAACGGGCCCGCCAATGTCACCGGCAGGAAACGGACTGCTGATCTGGCAAGGGTGGCGGCTACGCTCAATCCTTCCAGGACGGAACCGGCCAGCGCTAAACAACGTCCTGAGCGCGGTATTCTTCTGCCACCTGAGATTGTTAACGCCCCGGTAAATCTCCCAGGTCGGGATCGTGCTGCGCAGCTGGCTGATATCGCTGCGGCTGCCATGCCAGCACCGGCCATTGCGGAAATCACGGATAACAGGGCTGACCCGATGGCTATGCGCCAGAAGGTGTTCGCTTCCGTGGTCGCTGGCGTAATGGGCCTGGCGGCTACCCCGGCAGAAGCCGCGCCACTTCATCCGTACAGTGTACCTGTCAGGACGCAACCGGCGCCGTCGGCGAAGGCAGAAAGACAGCCGCAGGTAATTAAGTACGAGATAAGCGCGCCGATTCATATTGTCGCCCAGCCAGGGCAAAGCGCGCAGGATATCGCCCGCGAGGTGGCCAGGCAGCTTGATGAGCGTGAGCGCAGGGCCAGGGCAAAAACACGCAGTAATTTCAGTGATCGAGGGGGTTACGAATAATGATGATGGTGCTGGGGTTATACGTTTTCATGCTGCGCACCGTGCCCTATCAGGAGCTGCAGTATCAGCGCAGCTGGCGGCACGCTGCCAACAGCCGGGTTAACCGGCGCCCGACAACGCAGTTTCTTGGGCCGGATAACGATTCGCTTACTCTGTCCGGCGTCCTGCTGCCGGAGATTACCGGCGGCAGGCTGTCTTTGCTGGCGCTGGAGCAGATGGCGGAGCTGGGGAAAGCCTGGCCTTTGATTGAGGGGAGCGGGACGATTTACGGCATGTTTGTGATCGAGAGTCTGAGCCAGACAAAAACAGAATTTTTTGAGAGCGGTATGCCCCGGCGCATCGAATTTTCGCTGAGCCTAAAACGGGTGGATGAATCGCTGTCTGATATGTTTGGCAGCCTCAGCGATCAGCTCAGTAATTTGCAGGACTCCGCCACCTCTGCAATAGGCAATATGAAAAATACGGTTGGAGGGCTACTGCAGTGAATTTCAGCTCTGATCTCCTGAACCTGAACAGCAAAACCCCCGGTTTCAGCATCATCATTGAAGGTAAAGATGTGACTACCGTGCTGGATGCGCGCCTGATGAGTCTGACGCTGACGGATAACCGGGGCTTTGAAGCGGACCAGCTTGATCTGGAGCTGGACGACTCGGACGGGCAAATCGTTCTGCCGCGCCGGGGGGCCATTATTCAGTTTGCGCTGGGGTGGAAAGGTCAGCCGCTTTTTCCGAAGGGGGCCTATACAGTTGATGAGATTGAGCACAGCGGCGCGCCTGACCGTCTCACACTTCGCGCACGTAGTGCAGATTTCCGTGAAACCCTGAATACGCGGCGTGAAAAGTCCTGGCACGAGACAACGGTGGGCGAAATCGTGAAGGAAATCGCGGGCAGGCATAAATTAAAGATGGCGCTGGGAAAGGACCTGTTGGACAAGCCTGTCGATCACCTTGACCAGACTAATGAAAGCGACGCCAGCTTTTTGATGAAGCTGGCGCGGCAGTATGGCGCGATAGCCTCAGTTAAGGACGGCAATCTGTTGTTTATCCGCCAGGGGCAGGGCAGAACGGCAAGCGGTAAGCCTCTGCCGGTTATCACCATAACCCGCCAGGCCGGTGACGGTCATCGTTTTACCCTGGCTGATCGCGATGCCTATACGGGGGTAATTGCCAGCTGGCTCCATACCCGTGAGCCAAAGAAAAAAGAGACGGCAAAGGTTAAGCGCCGTCGAAAAAAAACCACCGAGGCAAAGGAGCCGGAAGCAAAACAGGGAGATTACCTGGTTGGAACGGATGAAAACGTGCTGGTCCTCAACAGAACTTATGCAAACCGCAGCAATGCAGAGCGAGCGGCAAAGATGCAGTGGGAGCGCCTGCAGCGCGGGGTTGCAACTTTCTCCCTGCAGCTCGCAGAGGGAAGGGCTGATCTGTATACCGAAATGCCGGTGAAGGTGAGTGGCTTTAAACAGCCGATAGATGATGCCGAATGGACCATTACCACGCTGACGCATAGTGTCAGTGCAGATAATGGTTTCACTACGACTCTGGAGCTTGAGGTAAAGATTGATGATTTAGAAATGGAATGAGGATGTTCACAAAATGGATGTTCGTGTATCATTATGGGATTGCGGGTAATGACTTGGGGAGAAACGGATATGATGAATTGTCCGAAATGCGGACACGCGGCACATACTCGCAGTAGCTTTCGTGTATCAGATAATACGAAAGAACGTTATTGCCAGTGCCAAAACATTAACTGTGGAACCACTTTTGTTACTCATGAAACCGTAGTGCGCTTTATCGTAACACCCGGACAGGTCGATCATGTGCCTCCGCACCCTTTAAACAGTGGTCAGGGACACATGAATTTTTGA